TTACCGGAAGGGCCACAAAAGTGTAGCCCTTTTAGACAAAATCCAAATCCTCCGAAGAAGTCCAATAAGTCTGTTAAGTCGATTAAAACTTATCACTGTGCTTTCTCGATTTTAATCTAAACCTTTTGCAGTTCCAGATTCCGATCGAGACATTCAATCATTGCCAATGCGACTGCGGATACCTGTATCAATTCCTTTCTGTATTCGGAATGATCATTCTTGCCGTCGTATTTGAAATGGGTTTCGAGCGCGGCCTTATTTACTTCTCCAACTTCTTCTCCGAGGATCACACACCATTCTATAGGATTGTGATTTTGTTCTCCCCATTTCTGATCCTGCTTTTCTCTTTCTCCAAGTATCTCTTGAATGATTTTTTCCTTCATATAGAACTCCTTATAGATTGAATGTTTTAAGAATGAAAACGGTTAGAAGTAACCCAATTAAAGATCCGAAGCCTGCACCAGAAGCGTATGTTATGCGGTCTCTCAAAGTTCCGAACGCGATCTTTTGAACGTTCCACGTCCATACAAAAGAGATAAGTCCTCCCACAAAGAAGACAGCAAAGTATTTCTCCTTGCTTATGAGATAGGTATTCACTGCGACTAAAAAGACCTGAATAAATCCCGTCGCGAATAGGTTGAACCGGGATTTCCAAATAAATGAGGCAATGATCAGCGCAGGAATCGCTAAAAGCGCCCAAATAGCGAGAGTTGTCACAATCGTGTAACCCATAATCAATTCAAAAATTTCAAAATTAGTCATATTATACTTTCCTAAATATACAAATTGCTCTGACTCTATGATTGGTAGAAATCGAAAGGTAAATTTTTCCTTCGAGAATCCATCTATCTTTTGCGTATTGAGGGACTACTTGATCCAGCCATACGAGATGTCCTCCTGTTTCGAGTGCTTTCCAGGCTTCTGCCAAAACTTTCCCTCTACTAACCATTAGGAAACCGTAATGTTTTGCGTCTTCTTTTGTGTAGGGTGGATCTGCCAAAATCAAATCGAGGGGATAGCCGACCATTGCGCGAATGTAAGAGGAAAGAAGCTCTGCATCACCTACGATTTCGGGCTGCAAGTCTGGATTTTTATCCATCCTCAAATACTTTCCCGGCGGAGTTTTCCCGCTAAAAAGATGCAGAATACGAGTTTTATCTGGAAACATGGGTAGCAGTCTTTTTAAATACTGCTCCGGATAAGCGCCGTGGTAATCGGAAGTGTTTTTGTAATTTTGCCCGAGTTCCCATTCGCCATATAACCTTTCTTTGAAGATATGTAACGGAGCGTAATTTGGGAATGCCTCGTTATAAAGCCTTGCTCGATCTATAATATTGAAAGCTGTCGCTTCTGAAATCATGGATCCTTCCTCGCATCTGCTTTAAAATCCGCGACGACAGTCGTTCTACAACCTCCGGCGTGATACGGAGGCATCTTGTTTCTCAGATAATCTGTAATTTCGTCGCCAGATTTTGATGCGATGTCCATTTCTCGGAGTTCTGCTTCCGAAGGATTTTGACGGTCCTTCCAGAAATTTTCGCGTGTCGGATCATCCGCCAAAAATTCCCTTACGTACTGAACACAGGTCCGCATTTCAATGGTTTTGCCGTTCATCATTTCGCAGATATAAGAAGTGTGGTTGTCCATCACAGCTACAATTTCAAGTCGCTGGATTCCGATTTGCTCCAATCGTTCAGTACGGGAAAAGTTTCTGGATCTCAGAATTTGCCCGCGAACGATGTCGTTTAATTTTTTTCTTAACTTTGCGTCAGGGTCAATCTGTCCCTTCTTTTCCTTTCCAGGTTTTTCTTTCGGTGTCGGTCCAAGTAGCTCGTCTTGAAGTTTACGGATGACTTCGTTTGTGGATCCAGTCGACACGGCTTCTCGAATGGCTCCCTCAATTTTGTTTATATCATCATCACGATTGAATTGTTTTCCGATATCAAACTTGTATCCTTTATCAAAAAAATCTAATATGTCTTTGTTTGCTTGAACTTTTGGAGGATTTGTTTTTGAATTCGGATTTTTTGTATCTTGTCCAGCATCCCAGGCTTTTGAGATAGTTTCCCTCCACGCTTTAGCCGTTTCTTCCGGAAATTTTTGTCCAAGTTCTTTCTCTAATGCATCCCAAATTGAATTGATCGCATCCGTTTTTCCAATTCCCTTTTTGGAAATTTGGCTCAGTGCTTCATTGACTCGATCTTCGTATGAAGAAAAGAAATGAGATGCAAAGGAGTCCTCAATCGAAGCATACACCTCTTTTTCTTTATCTGTCCAAGCGCCAAGCTCTACAAGAGTATCGAGGTCTCCGCAGACGTGTGTCGTATGTCCGAACTGTCTATTCATTAGGAGTTTTTTTTTACTCCCTAAATCCGGGCTTTCGGAGAAACCAAAGCCTGTGCCGCCTTGAGTTTCTAATTTTTCAGGATCAAACCATTTGTCTTTCCCCAAGAGTTTTGCTCCGTCATCGGGACTAATCGCTCCGCTCTTTACCATAGAAAGAACAAGTTGGAATTCCTGATTCTTTACTTGCTCTTCCGTTAGTTTTGCTTGTGCATCGGAAAGTGGATCGAGCGAAATCGATTTCTTCCAGCTTGCGTCAATCGATTGGAAGCGATTTCCTTTAAGCAACTGATCCAAGACAATCGCTCTGATTAAAAGTTGAATGACTGGATATGCAAAGTTTCCAAGTTTGAGGAGAAACAACTTGCCCGCAATTTTAGCATAGGCTTCTGTTACGGAATAGGACCGCCCGAGGATAAACAAATCGGTATCTACTCCGGAAGAAATTTGTTCTTCGATGTAACGAGAGATTGACTCGAAGCCTCCGGTTTTGGAGGCGTCTGTTAATGTGTGGTGATCGACTGTTGTATCGTCGTAAGTAGCAAGAAATCCACTCTGAGAATTTTTTTCGAAGGATTGTTTTGCTTGAGTTAAGAATTCCTTTGACTGAGTTTCATAAGTTTTTAAATCCGTTCCAGGTAGGAGTCGTGGCCTTTTGAATTTCGCAATAATGAATCCAAGCAACCCCCATTTATTTAAGGTTTTATCGATATTGTCTTGAGTCTTAAACTGAGAATTGATCCAACGGATGCTGGAAAGAAAAGGAGGAATTGCATAAGGTGAATCTTCTTCTCGCTCGATCGCTTCATAAATGTACTGCTCTTCATTGAGTCGGATATAACCGAACTTTCCTTTTTCATAAGGAACAAAACGAACGATATTGTTTTCGTCCAATTGCTTTTTAAATCTAACGTTCTCAACAGGTATCAAGCGAATCTCTGCTACGGAATCAAGATTTAAAGACGGAACAATCTCGGCGGATAAGGCGCCAGTTGTCAGAACTTGCCTGAGTAAATGGTTTGTGATCCCAGGATGTTTTTTGAAAAAAGAATCAATGTCCGCTTGAATCTTTTTTTTGCCATTTTCATCCGAGTCTACTTTCCATTCAATTCCGGAATTTCCGAGAGTTAGTGATCTCTTTACCGCCTGCGAAAGATCGGGAAAGGCGATTACAAGTTTTTTGATTAGAGGAATAGACTCTAAAGAAAACGATGGATTCACATCTTGAACAAAAGACTCGGTCTCTTGTCGAAAATCTTTAAAACTCTTGGAACTTCCAGCAAACTCCATAAACGAAGATGTTCCAAAAAAATAATTTGCGAGTCTTTCAAGAAGATTCATTATGCAAAACCTCCGTATCCAGATCCGCCGGATCCTGTTCCCGAGGTTTCATAAGCAATTCTTAATGAATTGAGAGCCATTCCGTAGTGATTCGGGACTCCTTTCTTAAACGACCAGAGTGGTTTTCCGTTCTCGTCTTCTCCTTTTTCGCGAACAAGCATAGTAAGATGAAACTTAAATTCTTCGTATGCTTTAAGGTCTGACTCAGAAAGTAAAAGAGGATTCGGGAATATAAAAAGTCCGTTCTTTATTGCGTCAACTGTGTCTTGAAGAGAGTCGTCTCGGTTTACATTGATAACGCCGACTTCATTCGCACCGAGGACCATCTCTGAATTTTCACGAAACTTCTTTGTGAAGTATTGGATCTTTAAATTTTCAGGAAACCGAAGAGCCATTCGTAAAGACCAATTCCGATTCGGCAAAGCGTCGATGATACCATCCAGAACGCTAAATCTGGTGATATGTTCCGCATAACGTTCTTCTTCCAGTACGCTTATCTTATGAAGCCCGATAATTCGGATTCTTCCGTCAAGCGTTGGTTCCCCGAAAACTTCGTGGACCGTATCTCCTTGATCCGCGCCATGGTAAGTAAAATATATAGAATGATCTTTAAGCCCTTGATCTCCTTCCCATTTTTGAATTTCATCGATTTGTAAAGGTTGTTCTTCGTCGGAACTATAAGGCCATCCGATTATAGAGATTGTAAGATTTTTACGTTTTGCACTCGTCACTGCATCCAAGAGTTTACTGTAAATGAAAAACGGTGTTTTTGGAGTGAATAACTGTGAACAATGGTACCCGCGACGATCCGATTTCGTTTTCGCTACGTATTCCCCTTTCTGATTGTCCAATTTTTTTCCGCACTTCTTGTTTTCGCATGCGTAAAATACGTTTTCCGAATTCGGGTTCTTTAATGCTTCTTTATTAGAAAAACCAAATATACTGATTGGATCCTTGAGCCAACGCTCAACTAAATTTGTTTTACGTCCGCACGAGGGGCATTTGAGAAAACGGAACCTTTGATCAGTTCGCAAGAAAGCCGCATGGATCCCCATGTTCAGAAATGAAGGTTGGGATCCTTTCATGATCCAGTTTAATATCGAAGCTAAGAGACGATCTCCGACAAATTCGATATTTTCTTCGTCATGCTCATCAACCTCGTCTAACATTACTATATCGAGATCAATAGTTTTAGTTCCTCTCTTTGTCCAGGTGCCACGAAATGCGAGCGTTGCGTCTCCGAATTTTTTGATTCGCGTATTATTTACATAGGCTTGGTCTAACTCGGATTTGAGAATCGGACATTGAGTAGAAAAGAATGGATCAACTCTATCCTGGACAAAATCTTTCATTGATGTATCGTCCGGAAAGAATATACCACCTTTTAAATTCGTTCTCCGGATTTTCCTAACTATCCGAGCCAAAGCCCAAAGGGAATATCCGATTTGTCCCGGCTTGATAAACGTTATATCGGGATGATCTTGCGATTCTCTGCAAATATCTCTCCAGAATGAATACCCCTCAAAACTATATGGAACTAATCCCTCTCTTCCTTTTACATAAACATTATGCAAAAGGAATTCCTCTAACGATTCTGTATGATTAGGGGATTGGATGATGTTATCAAGAGCTTGAAAAAATTGATCTTGTGCATTCGCGGTTTTAGCCTTCGCCATCTGTTAACTCCGGAAGGAACGCGATGTCGATGTCCTTTATCATTGAAACTTCTCTTTTTATGTTTTCTATGTATTGGGAAAGGATAATCGGATTCGTTTGAAAAAACTGATCCAACTTAGGAGTGTTTTTGATTGCACGGTGAACACCACGAGCGACTTCAACGGGTTCGATTCTATCCTTTTCTTTTTCAAGCATTCGCTCGATGTCGTTCATCAATCCGCGAAAGGTATTTAACGCACCTTCACCGGATTTGAATTCAACCGTCAAGTTCCCTTGTTTATCGAAAATTTGATTTTTGAGAGCTTTGAATGTTCGAACCGTATTTACGCGGAGTGTTGTAAGACTGATTTCCGCATCTTTTAAGGCTTCGTTTCTTGCGTTTGAGAGCGCTTTTTCGCGATCTTGTTCCGGCGTAGTCCCAGTCGTCTCGTCGATTTCGGACAACCAATTTCGGATCGTGTTCGCAGTGAGCTTCGGATGTTCTGGTTTCAGAGCGCTTGCAATTTGTTCCGGGTTATAACCGGATATTACAAAAAGATTATACGCTCTGCGTTTTAGTACTTTAGAATAAGACACAGGGAACCGTATTCCTTTTCTTTGATTGTTTCCAAACAGAAATCCGAAGTTCTGTCCCCTATGTCTTTTCTTTTCACGCGGCTTCTACGTCTGCATCCGCAGAGATTTCGTCTTCGAGCCTTGCAGGCTTGATATACAAACGCTCCTTTTCTTCGTTCAGTTCGACTCCGATTTTCTGATGAGCCGCCAAAGGATCCGCAATGATCGAATCTTTGTTCAGCTCCAGTTTTGCACGAATGAAAACTTTGGAAAGTCTTGTGATCCATTCGTTGTATAACTGCAAAAGACCGCTTTCTGCGAGGATCTTCTCGAAGAGTTTTACCGAGGATTTCGTTCTTACCGACGCGGGTGTCTTTCGATAGTTGAGCGTTCCGGAAATGAGTTTGCAGGTTTTCAGATTCGGATCGGGGAATAACTCTTCTCTGTTCTTCTGTACGAAGTAAGCGATTCCGGAAGTTACATGATCGATTTTCGACTGGATCGGATACAGGGTTTCTTCTAACTCCGAGCGAATCTGAGAAATTTTTTGATTCGCTTCGTTTACGAGTCGCTCCTTTTCGAGCATCTGTTCACCCATGTATTCCATTCCGGCTTCGAGTTCCGTACGGTTTTTGTAAGCGTTGTGCGGAAGATCCACGAGCGGATGCTTCTTTTCGGTTTTTTTAGGCTTCGCCATTCGAAACTTCTCCTTCCGTTTTTGGAGTTACGTCAACCGCAACAGACTTCGATGTCGATTTGACTACGTCCGCTTTCGGAATTCGTTTCTTACGTGCGACCTTTTTCGGCGCCACTTTTTTCTTTGCCGTCTTCACGGACTTCGTCTTCTTCTTTGCTACCATGATTATCCTCCTTTATTCAAAAATCATCATGTGTTTCTGTGAAAATCGTTTTGTCGTACTGATTGGTCTTACCACGGATCCGATTTATAAGTTCGTTCTTTACGATGGCTTCGATTTCGGGGGAAACGTCCCCGTCTCCTTTGATTGCGTTTTCGATCGTAACCTTATCCAAATCTTTTTGATAACGCTCTTTGATTCCTTCTCGTATCTGTTTTATGGAAATTTTCAAACGATCCATGATCCGGAGATAACCGTCGGAAAGAAAGTTGCGAACGTGATTTTCTCGAATCGTTGAGTCCGACAAAACCTCGGGATATGAAAACGCGATTCCCAAAAGTGCATTCCGAATCGCGAGCGGAGTCCGATATCTGCATCCACGGATCAGTAATTCCTTTGTTTTTTCTCCGGTCTTGCCACGCTCGAATTTAACTTTAAACCCTTCTTCCGCGATACGAATCAGTTCCGATCGATCGAGTTGGTTCATCGGAGCTTGAATCGTTCGGTAGCCAATTTCAGGACTGGAAAGGATACTTGAAATACGAGTTTCCGGTTTCATAAACATTAGGATTGAAAAGAGGTGATCGTCTTTTTCATGCGCGATTTCCCAGACTTTTTTTAAGTCGCGGAGTCCGCCGATCCGGAGCGCCTGCGCTTCATCGATGATGAGTACGACTTTTCTTCCAACACCTCGGGCCCAGATTAGAAGTTCTCGGAGCTTGAAATATCTTTCGTTTAAGTTTCCCGGAACTTGTTCTCCGGGACGAATCGCTTTGATCATGTGTTTCATCACGAATGCGATCGAAAGACCACCGAGCGAACTCTCCCAAGCCGGTCCTACGTGAACGAGAATGTATTTGTGAGGCTGATTGGAAAAGAATTCAAGAAGACTGTTATACAAGTACGTCTTCCCCATTCCGACCTCTCCCGTAATCGCAAGCCAGGAATTGTTTTTAACAGCTTGATACGATAGCTTGGTGATCTTGTCGGTGTTTCGAGTATTTACGAAATCCGGTTGTTTGGTCAAAAGTGCGTTCATCTCTGTCTTTCCTGAGTTGCGAAATACTCACTGATCATTTCCACGAGATCGAGAACCTCTTGCGCTGGAATCGATCCTATTTTGCGTTTGCAGGATTTCAGATTATAGAGAACGATCTTGTCGATTTCCTCATCCGGAATTTCTTCACTGAATCCAAGTTCCTCCAGAAGCCAATCATACGCATCGTCCACCGTGGAAAATTCCTGTGGTGGCGCGGGAGTATGAGTCTTCATTTCCAACTTTGGAATATTCAGTTTCCCGTATGGAGTTTCCGGGAAATCCGGAAGGACATCCGAAAGAACAAGAGTTCGTTCCACGGATTTTGCGCCTTTGAGAGCTTTCTTTCTATTTTGTATTCGCTCGGTATCCTTAAATCCTTTTCTACCACCCAGGTTTTCATACGAACCGGACGTTCTTTCGATCGGACCTTGGTCGTCTAATAAGAGGTGTCTTCCGTCGCTTGTCGTTGCGATATAGGAACCATCGTATCGCTTGTAGATCGAAACCTTTTCCCCGCAACGATCGATCGCTACTTCCTCCGCGGAATAACGAAGAAGATATTTCCGGGCTTCGATGGATACACATCCGTAGGCGTCAACGTCCCGAATGAGTTCGGACACCATCGCGTCTTTCAAGTTCTGTTTAGTAACAGCGCGGATCGGATGGTTTTGAACAGAGGCGAGCCATTTCGCATAACTTCCGAGTTTGTCGTTCCAATGAATTTGGTAGCGATAGAGAAGTTCGTTCAACTCGTCCAAATTCGAAATCATTCCCTTTACGATCCGAACTTCACAACTTCGTTTGATTGCCGAAATCCGACTTTCTACTGGACCCTTAGCCTTGGAGTGTCCTGGAAAGTGGGGAATCCGTTTGATTCCGAGTCGGTGAAACATCGGATCGAGTGTTTTGAATGCGGAGTGGCCGTCTGTGTAAAGTATCTCTTGAAGTCCTTGCAAGGGAATGTAATCGTCTTCTTTTGGAAGGACGGCTCTTGAAAAGAAGTCCGCCCAGTCTGTTGAATTCTCTCCTCCATGAATTGAATCGCTTCCGAGCGCGATCGGTGCATACGCATGCACATAGAACGCCTTTGAATGAACATCCACTGCGACATAGATATGAATCTTTCGTAATTGAGAGTCTTCCGATCCTTCGTAAATACGCGTTAGTCCTGCTTCAAGATCCCGACGAACCGCGAGATACTTTTTCGATGGGTGCAAATAGACTGCGTTCAGCGGTGAAGCGTCGATCATCCACGCTCGGTTTGCGTACGGCTCGGACCACGTGATCGATGCCAATGGCTGTTTCACTTGACGTCTCGCGAGCCCCTTGCTTCTTAACCACCGTCCGAGTTTGTGACGATTCCAAACGCCAACTCGAATTTTCCCGAGTTTCTCTCCAAGCTCGATTGCAAATTCCTGCGGTTTACCGTAATCACGATTTAATGCGAAACCAACGGTTTTTGCATTTTCGTCCGTCTTGGTTTTCTTTTGCTCATGAAGAACTTCACCTGCATACATGAGTTCTGAAAGAATGAATCCCTCTTTGTCACGAAGTTCTTTTTCCAGACTTCCGAGTCTGGATCCTGTTTTTTTGCGTTTCACTTTCGAAACCGAAACGATCGCCTCTCCCTTTTCCAAGCGGTTGAATATGTCATAGATTCTCGGCTTAGAAAGTCCGAGAATTCGAATCGCTTTTTGAACAATTTCACCACGGACTTTTGCATTTTGTATTACTGTTTTTGCATAGTTCCACTCACGGAACAGTGGTATCACAATTCCTAAATCCAGAACTTTCATCCTAAATCCTCCATCATGGGAACCGGCAAACAATCCGACCATTTTTCATGAATCGATTTGTAGATTCCGGAAAGAGAGGTTAAAAAAATGGAAACTACTTTACCATTTTCTAAACTATGGTCGAGTTTCGAAAAATCCGAATCGTGTGCCGCAAGTATTACATCCGCTTGAGACTGAATCGAGTTTAGGGATTCCATTAGAATTACTGAAAGTTCTTGTCTTTCCCGGAACGCCTTTCTTACCGATGGAGAAATTCCGGTTTCGCGTGTCTGGTCATCCACGATCTTATGAAGTTCATCCATCGAAGCTTTGTAATTCGCCGCTTCATTTCTCGTATTCGTAACCTGGTTTTCCAAATCTCCGATCCGTTTATCTTTATCCGAAAGGATTTTCGAAATCTCTTTCTGATTTTTAGAAGCAAAACTTTTTTCGTAATCGGAAAGACTCATCGCTCTTCCGTCCGGGAAACGAACTTCTCCGTCCTCGAAAAGTGCGTTCTCTTCTCTGAGTCCTTCGATGATTCGAAGAAGCGCTTTGTCACTTTTGCCACCCAGGGACTTCCGGTTGATTTCGGAGGAGAAGAGTTTGTTTACAGCGGGAAGCGCTTTTTCAATTTTCCACCATTCGAAAACGGTGTTCTCGTTTACGAACTGTTCCATCCCGGTACATCCAGGAACTTCAAGAAAAAGCTGTTCCTGGTTTACCTCGGAGAGAGCTACGAGAACCGTTTCTTGTCCGACACGGATCATCTCCGTTCCGGCGCCGATTTGGCTCATAAGATAGTTGAGCCTTGCCCTTCGTAGTTCCGGCGTCACCAGTGGAGTGGATGAAGACTCCGCTGGGATCGCCAACGCCATCGATTCTTCGGCTGTAGTCGTTGCCGAATTTTCTTCTTCTTGCCAAACCTTCGCAACGGAAGCGGACTCTTGCTTCTTTTTTTCAGGAGCCTTCGTCTTTGCGGATTGTTGCCCCGTAGTCTCTTTTTTATCTTTCTTTTTCTTCATTCTTCTTCCCCAAGCTGATCATTTCTATTTTGAGTTCGTTTATAAATTCTTCGTGATCTTCTAAAAGATTATGCTTTCGCAAAAAAACCATAGTACCGGCGCTTGAGTCGATTAGGACTTTTACAATCTCTGTCATATCCGTAATGCCCATTGAGATAAAAGATTTCAGAATGGCATGTCGGGCAATGAATAGTTCTGTTATGTTTTTATCCACGGCTTTCATCCGATTTAATATATTTTAATATTCGATTCCATAATGTCTTCTTTTTGTAGTGAAGCATTGCAGGTTGTAGGTAAACGTAACTTTTCATACAATCATCCCCAGAAATTGTTTATGAATTTTTGTAAGGTTTTCATTTTTCTTATATTCTTCCGCCGGATCTAAATTCAAATACGCGGGTCTCATCTTTGCTTCGATCGATATCAAGAGAGCCAGTTCTTTTGAAGTATGTTTTTCTTTTTGAACTTCATGGAATCGATTCCAGTAGGCTTTGAATTCGGTTTCGGACAATCCGGAATGAATGAGTGTTTTTCGATATTTAAGCGGATACGCTTTCACGTTATTGTTTCCCCTCTTGAATTCGCTCTTCCACGAGTTCTTCGTTTTGCCATTCTGCAAAATCGGCAACGTAGTCTCGTTTTTCTATGTATATTTGGAAGACTGCGGATCTTACAAGGGCCTTCTCAGCCAGTCGTTTCCATTTCTCTGTCGCACTTGCTGCCGTTCCGAGTTCGAGCAAGACTTCGTCGGAATACTTTTTATATAGCGCTTGGCGTAGAAATGCGATCTGTTGAACCGTTTTCATTTTATTCTCTCTTGATTTGTATGATTGTATTTTTGTTTCATCGCCTTTCGAAATGCACGGTCGTCTCTGCGGGAAGTCATTTCGTGAAATTCTCTCGCTCCATAGGCTTTGCCAGCTTCGTAAATTTCTCCGTATCCTGTTCCTTTCAAGTGTTTGAAGCCTTCGACGAAACCGGTGAGAAATGTAGTTCGATCTTTTTCAGAATCATATTGTAGTGAAAGGCCTTCTGCTTTTTTGATAATCTTTTCATTCATACTGGCACCCGTAATATAATAAGTATATTTATATATTCTAATAATTCAGATCCCGCAAGTTCCCGATGATTTCCGGAAATCAATCGGGTCTTGAGATTTGATTCGGATCCTTTCTCAAATCTCAGCCGCCTACGGCTCGGCATTTTTCCTTTTTTAAACTTTGCCATCCCTTTCGCTTCGCGCCTTGCGAAGTAGTTCCTTTCGTTGTTTTGGAGTTCCCCAACCGTCCATACGAATTTGCTCTCCTTGTTCGGTTAGAAATTTGAAATCGTATGCGAGGATGTCGAATTTTCCGTTTTTGGTTTCGACGAAAATATCACGCTTCCCATCGTCTTCGATTTTATATACGATTCGGAGTTTCATGCGGCCTCCGTATCGAGTTCATCTCGATTCCACGCCTCGGTGGCTTCGAATGCTGTTCGATAGAATATCGTAATTCTCTCACATTCTTCGCACTCAACGTAATAGTTCCAAACCCTGGTTCTATATCCGAAGTATTCTTTCAACTCTGCGACGTTGCCGCAGGTGCACGGTTTAGGTTTTTTCCAAACTGGTAAACTGGCTGTTTTCATGCGGCAAACCTCGGAGCGAATGCGGCTTTATAGATCGGATATACAAGGTCGTATTGAGATTTGCGAAATTCTTCCCAAGTCGTCACAAGTCCTTTATATGTTGTGCGGTATTCGAAGCGTTTGCGGACCATCCACTCGAAAGCCTCTTCAAACGTAATAGGGTTTCCTAATATTTCTCTTTCTTTATGTTCTTTGTATGCTTCGCGGGCGTCTGCGACGGAAATTTCCCATTCGGTTAAGAGGATTTCGTTTACGCGGGCGGAGGTTTTTTTGTTTTGAATCACTAAGGAAATTAAAGTATGCGAAATTTTATATTTTTTGGAAAGACGATAGAGCCCCTTTTCAGGCTTTACTAAAATATGGAGTTTTAGGGAAGCTATTCTGCGTCCCCGTTTTCCCTTATAAAACATGGCTAACCTCATCATCCGTTTTGTTAAGCAAGCCCATCTTTCTCTAATAGCGCGCGTATGTTATGGCCTGGGGCAATCCCGTTCAGGACTTGTGTCACGTAGCCATAGTTGAGATCATTAGTACGAGCCCATTCAGCGACGCTCCCAAATCGGTACCTGAGTTCAGTTTTGATTTTCTCTCGAATTTCTTTTGAAAGACGCCTCGACGAGCATTTGGGCACCCCTGATTCATCTTTGGGAATTGATTCTACCGAACTTGAGTGAAGACATTTTTCTTTCTTTGGCGACGAATTCATTTTGTTCCTGGTTGACCTGTGCCTTGGTCGATATACTATATAATTAGCTGTTAGCAATATATAGTAATTAGCAATAAATGACAACTAAAAAAATTACTGTTAGCGATATTTTTTTAAGAGGTAACAATTGTTTGTATTTGTTACCTCTATCCCATTGAATGATCGAATCCGAGTTCTCCTAAAGGCACTCGGAGTTACGCAGAAAGAATTCGCAGATAATGTTGGCATTTCCCAAGGATTTGTGAGTGAAATCATAAATGGAAAAAATGTTCCGTCTCATGAAACCCTGGCCCGAATTGCATTTAAATATAGGGTCAATTTGAATTGGCTTATAAATGGTGAAGGGGAAATGTTTATACCCCAGAGAAATGAATTATATAAATATTCCGATGAAAATCGAAATATCATGTTCCAGATTCACCAAAAACCTGAAATGTTTGAATTTGTTAAAAGCCTTTTGGATGCAAGTGATGATCAATGGGAAAAAATACGAGAAATCGTTAAGTTAATATTAAAAAAATAAGCCGAACGTTTTAAGGACTCTGAATTTTTGAGAATTGAAGTAAAACTTGGTTAAAAATGTAATAAGGTACTAATTGAGTTTAAGGCACATTCAACAAGATCTTCGTCTGGGATAAGGTCCATACGTGAACTGTGAACTAGAATTTCTAAGGTATCTCTAATTTTTTCCAAAACTACTTCCCTTTCTTTAGTATCCAACATGATTTCTGTTTCCTTATTATCTGTATAGTATGTCTATATCCTCCGACAAAAATCAAATCTAAATTTTGTAAAAAATATTGCATTTTTTGTGAGTTATGTGGCATTAGGGCCTTATGGGAAATATTGATGGATAATGTTTCCCTGGCAAAAATCGGTAAGAGCAAATTAGAATGCGACAGTTTGCTCAGTTATAGAGGCTATATTTGCCTTTTTATTCAATTTTAGCTGATCGTTATCAGCTAAAAAATATTAAGCACATTTATTCGACAAATGTTGCTGGAGGAAGCAAATGCTCGAAAAAAGTAGATCAATTCTAATATTCTTCGGATTCTTTTACACGATCTCGATTCAAGCTCAAGATTTACCCTATGTGCTCAATGTAACTTGTCAGGAATTTGGGGATTATTCCAATCAGGAAGAGATTGAAAAGGCGAAAGTAAAAAACGATTCTACTAAAATCTTAGTCAAGACAATCAATGGTAGTATTAAAGTTCCGATTAGCTACGTGAATAACGCTAGAGAAATTGCAGACGAAAAGGGCCTCCGCATTTTTATGAAGACTTATGAATCGATTTGTGGTAAAGACTCAAAGCCCCCAATTTACAACTCAATCCAATTTATAGCAAATGGAGTTTTAAAGAATTGCGTCAAAAAGTTCGAAAAGACGTTTCAAACTATACAAGCGAGATCACATGCCGTAAATATTTGTCATGATACGTTGAATGCAACTATGAACAATTCAATACCATTGAAACCATTAGATCCACGTTGTCCAAGCTTCGGAACCCTGGCCCTTAAAAAAGAAGAGTTAGATAACGTTAGATTGAATGAATCTTTCCCTGTTCCCAGGTTATGGGTCCGAGCTTATAATGGTGAGAATATCGCTGTTCAAGAAAATCTAGTTACCAATGCGTTAGAGGTTTCTAATGATGAAGAATTACTTTTTTTTCTTGTGAATTATTCAATGACTTGCGGTAGAAAGGTGCCTCCTTTTTTCGAAAATATCCCTTACGTTGAATCTCAAGCATTTAAGTTTTGTGTATGGAAACTTAAAACAATGAATAATGATCCACAGGCAGAAAGCAAATGTTATGAAAAACATAATGATCTAAATCGAGGGAAATAAACCTATGATTTTTTAAATCATGGGTTTAGAGGTTTATCTTAACTGGCTGAACTTGTGCGAAGTAGCCTTTCTAATAAATGACATTATTTAAGAACGGAAAATTCTCCAAAAATTCAAACAGAATATTCAATGGCACATTTCAATTTCATAATGTGTTATCTCCCCAAAATAACAATCAACCCCTGAATGAGACCAGCCGCTTGTTTACGAGTGAGCAAATCAAACGGCTTTCGATATTGCCTCATCGAAAACATTTCTAAATCAATCTTGTAAATACCCTTTTGATTGATTTTGTTACAAAGATTTTTCGCCAATTGGAGCTGATTGTAAGAACGTTTTTGAAGTTTCCTCTTTAAGATTGCAATCGAATCTTTCGGCTTTTGGTTGAGAATCCTTTGGCGTTCCGCCTCTAAAACTCTGATTATCGTATTTGCCTGCAACTTGTTTAACGCAGAAATCGACTCTGAACCGGTCTCGTTCAAAACGATTTCATACACATTCGGTTTGGATAGACCGGCTTCTCTTGCGGTCACCCAGAGTTTTTTCAATTGGTCCGAATTGATTTTACTGTCCGTTATCATCTTTGTAAGTCCCTTAAATAATCTTACGTCTCTTTTTTCTGATTGACAACTCTAATTTTGTATATTAGTAAACGGTTAACTATGAACGCACTCGCAACAAAAACACATCGAATTAAACTTTCATCTCATATCAGAAAGCTGTTTTACTCGCCGAAAGAATTCGGTAGAATCTTAGGAAAGAGCGAAAAGACGATACTACGTTGGGATGAACGAGGAAATTTTCCTTTTCCAAGATATGATTTTGGAGAGCGAAGTTCAGGCTGGCTGATCTCCGATGTAGAGAAATGGCTCAATTCACGGGCAAGTAAAAAAGATAAGACATAGCGGACATTTGAGTTTAACGTTTTACTAAACCACTTTCTATCCAAAACACATAGGCTATTCTTGCCGTGTGCCAAAAACAAGTTCACAATTCGACTCGAACGGATATCTAAGATTAGAATCCGGGCTTCTTCTCCATAACTCTGGCGTTGCGCGGGGGGAATTCCGTTCTCTCCACGCCGACTTTTTTCAGAGCGAAACTTCCATAAATACAGGAGATGCCTCTGGACTTATTGAAAACGAAGAATTTGCGGAATTCAATTTCCGTATGTTGTCCGCGGTTTTAATTCCAGGATGGTGGACCGATTTTCGAAAACCGGGAATTTTGGAATCCGCCGTAAAACTCTTCGCAACAAAAATTTACACAGACCACCAAAGAACCGTTCGTAACGCGATCGGCATCACACGCAACCCTGTATTCACAAATCGTAATGGAACCCCGGGGATTGATTCTGTATTCAGGATTTTTAAAGCGTTTGGGTTGGATGTTATCGCGCGGTTAAAAACGTTACCAGCGCTAATCGATGCGAACTCGGTTGGAATCACATTCACGTATGAAAAATCACATCCTCAGTTGGAAAACTTCTATGAACGCTTAGGCGAGATCGTTGATGGACAAATCGTAAGACTCATCGTAACAAAAATTCTTTCCATTCCGGAAACAAGTCTCGTTGCCATTCCTGCGGATGATACCGCCAGGAAGTTTACGGAATTCGATTTCCCAAATAGCAATCTTTTAAACCCAAACTCAAACAATCAGGAGGATAGAATGAAGATCAAACGCGCATTTTTATCACTTCTGGGGGTTGATTCCCAAAAATTCGGTCTGTCCTCTGGGGAGGGCGAATCTGTGGAATTACCGTCGGAAAAAATGGAATCCGTGCTGGAAGAAGCGGGGAAAACAATCGCAAAACTGCAAGACCAAGCGCGCCAAAGCGCAGTTTTGCAAAACAACCTAAACCAGTTCGCCAAACTTTTTGGAAGCGATACGTTTCCGGAAAACGTAGACTTCGCATCCAAGGTTACCGAACTCAAAACCCTTTTGGAAGAACCGAAAAAGCTACTTAGTGCGGAACGAGAAAAGGCCGTCACCGCATTCCGCGCGTTTTCGAAAAACAATCCCGATCCCGTTATCGAAGGTTTGATCCAAGGTGCAAATCTCGAACAGGCGAAGGCGTTTTTAAAACAGTACGGCGCTTCCTTAGAAAATTCGCATCCGCTTAAATGTGAAGACTGCGGTTCGAAAAAGGTTTCTCGAGCATCTGGAAGCCTAAGCGAACCACAAGGCGGAGAGGCTTCCCAAAGGAAAGTCAACCCGAACAGTTTTAAACTGAGTAAGAAATAAAAGGAGAACAAACATGCCTTTAGACGAAGCATTCGATGTCGGTTATCGCGGGATCATTGAGCCGAAAACGATCACCGTAAAACATCAAACTCTAACGAAAGCCGACGAAGGGAAACCGGCGAAGTTTTCTGCAAACATGGAAGTCGTCCTCTGCGCTGACGGAGATTCTCCGGTCGGACAGATTGTAAGCGTAGACGAGAAAGAAAAACTTCTCGGACTAAAAGTCTCTGGAGTTTTCGAGTACGAATACTCCGGTTCTAATCCTGCTCTTGGTTACCTGAACATCCAAGGAGATGGAGCCGGAAAAATCAAATCAGCTTCCACTGGAACCCGCACTCTCGTTATCTCGGTCGATACGGGAACGAAAAAACTGGCCTGCATCATTTAAGGAGAAAAGAAAGTGCCACACGTAAAATTAAACAACGGGCTTGTTCGTCTCGACCTACAAGCCGAAGCATATTCCGACGCCAAAAGAGACGGGCTTTCCATGAACGAGTTCATGGCAAAAGAAGAAGCCAAATTTGGATACGATCCGGAAACTCCCGATGGAAAAGGGCTTTCCGCATTTGAACGTCAGCTCATGGCAAATAACGTTCCGATCGGAGAGGCTTCTTTTTCTGTAGATGACTTCATAAAAGCATCTAACCAATCGAAATATCTCTTCCCCGAGTTCGTAAACCAAAACATTTACATCGGGATGAATATGGGACAACTTCAAGTGAAGTTGGAAGATACTCATTCCGTAAAAACTCGTATTAGCCAAGGTGCGGCAAAATCAACCGCATTAGACATAGAAGGTTCCGATCTCACGGCAAAGAAAAAAGCAAAGGAAAGCGGAAGTGGATTTCCAAAAGCTACGATCAAAACATCAGAAAGGGCGATTGAGACGACTCCTGTAGGGTTGGAGATAGCATTCTCTTACAAAGCATTGCAAAAAATGCAGATCCTAAAGGTACAACATATCTTTCAGGTGTACGGTTGGAATCTTTCTCAACAGATAACGCAGCAAGCTCTTAAAGTAATTAAAAGCGGTGATGGAAATCCAGGAACCGTAGCAACACCTACGCAAACTCTAACGAACACTTGGAAATATTCTGACGTTGTAAGTCTTCTTCTTTCAGCAGATAAGGGAGTTGAGTTTACACACGCAGTTGTCTCCAGAAACTTTTTGGAGAAGATGCTCACAGACGAAACGAACTTCAAGCAGTTCCAGTCGATGAACCTTCTGGAAGGATATATGAAAACGGGACAGGTTTCTAACTTCTTCGGCGTGAATTGGAAAACTCATCCAGAAATGGAAGATGATGCAATCATCGCTTGGAATAAGGATGTGACCTTGGAACTTTACGAAGATTCCGCCGGACAACTCGTTGAAAGCGATCGTTTCATCAGAGAACAAATTGAAGCTTCCGTAATCAGCTACGACTTCGCTTTTGCAAAACTCTTCTCCGCAAGCTGTCACTACAAAACGAAGAAACCTTAATCGGATCGACAAACGTATGTTAAACAAAGTTGCAGAACTTAAAAAACAACTCAGGATCCAGGCGAAAAGCCTGGACCTTTCCGACAAAGGAGAGGGGAATTCCGCTTCTCCGTATGAGGAGTTTCTTGAATCTGCGGCTGCACTTGCACGCGTAAGAATGTTCTACTGGGGAGTTGCGATTCCGGACGGAGAGCCTTATTCACCGGCGCTTCTTTTAGCCGAAGTCCTTCTCATCAAAGCCGAGATCGTAGAAGAGTTCGGATACAACGAAGGATTTGATCCGGAAGAGATCTCAACAGGCGGCGGTGAAGGAACAAAAGTGAAAAGGTCTCGCATGGGTGCGGAAGAACGCGGTGAAATCGTAGAAGGATTTCGTAATAAAGCCTACTTTCTTTTATTCGGAAAACAACCTTCCGAAACTCCGGGGGTTGCATGAGTATCCATTCGATACTGGACCGTGCTTTTGAAAAAGGAGCGCAAGAAAGCATCAAGATTCTGACTCCAACGTTAGTTCCTGCTCCGTCCGGATTGAACGCTTCTAAAAAAATAACGTATAGAGGCGGTAAGGACATCCTTTGTATTTGGGTTTGGAAAGACGCGGCATCCGACAACGAAGTCGGAGAAAGGCAGGAATACCGTGCCGTTTGCCAGATACGCCCGGAAGATTTGGAATCGGAAATTCTCTCCCAAGAATGTAGGATCGAGAAAGACGGATCGGAATGGCTCGTCGATACGATTCACCCGGTGCAAGAGTTGGAAGGATTTTCTTTGATACGAATCGAAGTTCGTAAACCGAAAGCGGGAGGAAACAAAGTATGAGTAGATCGAGTTTTCTTTCCGTTACCGATACGTTTGGCCCAGCGCTTTCCAGTGCGGTTTCCAAAGGACAAGACAAGTTATCAAAAGTACAGGACAAAAACGCGACGCTTGTGCAGGCAAATATCATCAAAGGAATTCGTTCTCAAAAATACAAGTCCGGTTGGCCCGAACTTTCGGAAGCGACCAAAGAGAGAAAGAAGGAAAAAGGAAAGTCTCCTTTGACTCTCATCGAAGACGGGGACTATTCCGCGTCATACGAAATCGTTAGGATAGACGACTCTACGACGATCGTAGGGACCAACTCGATACAAGCCCGCGCGTTGGAACGAGGATTCGAAACAAAAAATATTCCTGCGAGACCGCACGTAGGACCTGCATTAGAAGATTCTAAAGAACGAATCATCCAAAATTTCAAAGAAGCGATGCGGGAGATTTTCAAAAAATGAGAAAGTCTCACATCGACTTTCTTCGCGAGATGGTGGAAAGTATTCGAATCGAAGGAAACGTAGTGTTTCCTCCGGATCGATTCTTTGAATACCAGCCTCCACTGGACGAGATTCAGGAAAAAATTCCGTGTGCGATTCTAAAATACTCGGACCCTACAAACGTTTTGGGAAGAAAAATCAAACATCGTTTAGGAAGAATCGTTCGAGGCAATTCCGTTTTCGTTCAGAACGCGGTGCGTCATGCGAAACAAGAGTTCAGGTATACGATCGACTTTTGGTTGAACGATCCGGATGCGGACGTAGTCAGTTCCGTTCTAAACCGCGGAATTTTGGATCAATGTCTTTTGTTTGTGAGTCTTCGGACTTGGATTAAATCGGAGGAACAAATCCCGATTTTAGTACGTCTCGGAAAAACTGGAATTTTAGACGATTCTGCAAAAGAAACCGGAAACTACAAACTCTACGTGGAAATCGTTTTTAAAGACGGTCTCTACACGATCGAAGAAGAGGAAACATTAGCCGGAACGGAATTGGAAATCGAAGATCCGGTCGTAGAAGCGGAGTAAAAGACGAATCGTCTTCAAAATATATTAGTATTTCATAAAGTAATTGCATTCAAAGGAGAGTAAACTATGGCGATAGGTTCGGTTTCAACCACTCACGTTTCCGGAGGACTCGGAAACAGTTTTCCGTATGAGGATAAAGTCCATGCAAAAATCGGTCAAGCGGAAGGATACACCGCAAATACTCCGATCCTCATTTCTTCGTACCAACAAGGAAAAGACGTTTTCGTAAAGGGAGAGTTGGTCGATGCCTTAAAACAACACTTTGAGGAATTTGACGAAAGCCAGGGAGAAGTCCCGGTTCCGGTCCTTTGTATTCGTCCGGAGAACGATCAAGCCGGAAGCGTGGATCCCATGATCCCTGGTCCGGCAAACACAGGTTTGGCGAACACTCCTACGATTTCCGGAACTCCCGTCGGAAACAGGGAAGTAGTATTAAAAATTACGAAAGCGGGAGCGCTTGGAACTGCGGAGTATCGTAAAAGCGAAGATGGAGGGGATACGTTTGGACCTCTGCTTGTAACTCCTATTTCCGGAGTGCTTGCACTTGCCGTTGGAGTTACCGCAACGTTTCATAATGACACCCCTCTCGCGGATACATTTCATGCAGGTGATACGTTTACGTTTACTATCAAGGGACCGGGAGCGTCTCCAGGAGCAAGGTTAGCCGCAATCGAAGCGCTGAAAACCATCGATCAAGGAAACACTCCTTTTTATTGGTTCCAACACGTTGGTGGAGTCGATCGTTCCTTTGCTATTTCAGTCTCGACGCTTCTTGAAGAAATGAGAACTGAAAATCTTTTTCGTATCTTTGCAGTTTTGGAAATTGAACGCAAACTTCCTTCCGAATCCGCGGAAACGTACTTCCTTAGAATTCAAGATGAATGGGATTCGTACGAAAACGAAAAAGTTTGCGTAGTCGGAGCGGAAGGTCGCTACATTCCCGGCGGGATTAACTCGAACGGCGGTTGGAACGCATCTCTTGAACTCGCGGGAAGTATCGGAGAATGGAGAAATGCGGCGACGTTTCTTTGCGCGCGTCTTGCGGCGCACCGAGTCAACGTTAGCGCTGCTTGGGTTGCTAAAAATAAATCCAGAACCTTGATCGGAATCAGGTATTGGAACGAAGGGTATAAAGGATACCAAACCGCTTTCGATGATTTGGGTCTGACCATCCTTCAAATCTATCCCGATTACCAAGGTGTCTTTATCGCATCGGACAACCTGATGGCCGGATCTACTTCCGACTTTCAATACATTCCGGAACTAAGACGCGCAAACAAAATGCACCGAATCGTTTATCGGGAATCCCTTCCGTTTTTGAAATCGGATACGGAAACAAACTCCGGAAGCGGAGGCCTTGACTATCTCAAAGCTACGATTGACGCGAAAGTTTCTTCCGAAATGGAACGTGCAGGAGAAGCGGAAATTTCCGGTCACGAAATCAAGTTGCAACCGATCAAAACGATCAACGGAAGAAAGATTCTACCCGTGACTTTGAAGATGTACATCAAGGATAGGATCGACGCGATCCAGTGGTCCACCGAGTTCGCGTTAGCATAATCAAAATTAAAAGGAGGAAATCAAAATGCCAATTCCAGGAGATATTTTACCGCAGAGTTTAAGTTTCGAAAACTTTACTCTGAACATGCTCGGTCGCGAACTCATCAAGTTTTCGAAGTTCAGTTTAGACTACGAAGCGGACGTCGCATTCAAACTTGGTAAAGGCGGAGAACCCGTAAGTTGGTCCGTAAAATCTTACAAACGTCAGGCGAAAGCGACAATCGAACTCGACGAGTTGAAATACATGATCGGGGCCGCGGTTGCGTTCGGAGGAGATCTTTTGAAACTTCCTCCATCCCCTTTGACCGCACGCTGTGAAGTGGAAGGCGGGACGTTGCTGTTGATCGTTCCTGCGGTGAAAATCGTTAAATTTTCACTTCCGTTTGAGTCCGGAGGGGATGTCGCCGAAACGGATCTCGACCTTGCAGTGACGAGTTATCCGATCATTACGTTTACCTAATACAAGGAGAAGAAAAGAAAATGGAATTACAAGGCACTCAAAAATTTAACGACTACCAACAGGCGATCGTAAGTCTTCCCAAGGATTACGTTCCGGTTGATGAAAATTTCCTTACACGTTACGAAGTGGAGATAGAAGCGATTAAGGAATTTTTATCCGACAAAGGCGGCCTGCACCTGATTCAGGTGGATGAATATTCCACACTGTGCAGAGTTCCGTCGAAGGACATGCTTTCGAAAGTCAACGAGCGATCTAAAAAACTCGATCCGATCGAAGCGGACATCGATTTCGTAAATCGCTGTTTGGTGTATCCGAGCTCTGAGACATTTTCCGGTTGGATCAACAACGGAGCTCCTGGCCTCGCCTCTTCGATCAGTCGTAAGATTTTTGATCTGGCAAAACTGAACCAAGAGGCGGTTTCAAAAAAGCTTTAGAGGATCGGGAAGCGGAAATTCGGTCGGGGTTCGGGGCGCTTGAAAATTTAATTCGTCTCTTGTCTCCCGATACTCCGATTCCGGATCCGTTTGACGCGGAAGAAATTGCAAAAAGAAGCAAGGATCTGCAATGGACACAGGAAAGGATTGTCGACTTGATCGCGGCTGGAGTCGCCAAGGGAATCGCAAAAGCATTCGGCAAGTGACAATCTTTTGTTTACAAGGGATTTTTAATTTAGGATATAGGAATGGACGATATGGAGAAAGATTGGAAAGGTTTTGATCCGAAAAATCCAAAGGTGAGCGATTTAATTCCGTTCGCCGGAGTGATCTATTTTTTCTTACACCTTTGGTCTTTTTTTCCATTGCTCGGAATCATTCCGGCGTTAATCGTCATTCCGTTTAACAAAAATAAATTTCTTAAATACCTACCTCTTGTAACAAACCTTTTCGTGTCCACGGTCTATCTGCTTTACAAGTAGGTATTATGGATACATTCGAACTCGGTGTTGTTTTAAGTCTTAAGGATTACGTATCTGGTCGTCTCGGTGAAATCGAAGCAAGATGGAAAAATGTTCGAAAGAGCATGGATGATACATCCGCGTCCGCTCGGCTTTTTGATCGTTCGATGGGAATGGTTAAAACCGGCCAAAATCTACTCGAATACGGATCCGGTGCATTATACTTTTCTAAATCTCTCATCGAAGCAGGTCTGGAAGCGGGCAAACTCGAAAAAAATATAGAGTCCTTGGGAGTAACCAAAAACGAAGTTTCTAAAATCTCTTCCGAGGTTCGCGCCATGACAGGCAACATGGGAATCGCTCAGGAAACATTTTTGTCCGGTATCTATGATATCAAATCCGCAGTTTCCACGTTAAACCCAGCGGAACTTTCCAGTGTCGCGGGCGCTTTGGGAAAAGCAGCGATTGCAACCAAAGGAGATTTTGCGGGTCTTGCCGATTTGTTTGGTACGACACACTCTCAGTTTAAAAAAATGTACAACGAAAGTGACGCCGCGTTTGCATTACGTTTTGCAAATACTCTTTCGTTGTCCGTTCAAAAGTTTAAAACAGACGGCGCTAAGATGCAAGCGGCGATGCAGGGACTCGGCGCTACCGCCGCCGGTATGGGCGTTAAACTCGAAGAGCAAATGGCGGTTTTGGGGATGCTTCAAAATACAATGCTTCCTGGAGTTGCGGGAACCAGCTACCGCGCTTTCTTGAGTTCGGTTGGCGAAGGATTTGGCAAGCTCGGACTAAACGCTAAAAACGCACAAGGTCAAATCAAATCCATGCCGGAGCTTTTGGAAGAGATGAGTAAAAAATACCAGAACTCTTTTGCAGTCGATCAGGCTACCGGCAACAAGGTCTTAAAACTCGATGCAAGAAACGAAATTAAAAAAGCGTTGGGTTCGGAAGAAGCCGTAGCCGCGCTTGAAAACTTACTTCCGAAAATGGGAGAGCTAAAAACTTCTATTTCAGAAATCAAAAACGCTAACTTGAGCGGTACCGCAGAAGCCTTAAACAAAATGGCTTCAATCAATCAGGATAACCTGTCGTCTCAATTGGATCGCTCCGCTGAAGCTTGGAAGAGTTTAAAAACAAGTCTTAGTCAAGATATTTCCTCCGGCCCGATTCTTTCCATCGTACAAGGATTTGGAGATATGCTTTCCGGATTGACTAAGTTTTTAGACCAAAGTCCTGGATTCAGGAAATTTATTTCGTATCTCGTCATCGGTGGATCCGTTGCGTTATTCTTAGGAGGTGCGTTTACTACTCTCGTCGGAATCATTGGAATGTATACCGCAGTGACTAGCTCCGCCGCTGCGGCAAAAATTTTCGATACAATCGCGACGGTTAAAAACTGGGCCGCTAAAGTTGCAAACAGAACCGCAACGATTGCTTTAGCGGTCGCAGAATATGCGTTAATCGGTATTGTCGGTGGAGCCATATACGTATGGAGAGGACTTACGTTTTTGTATGGTATTATGACGAGCAGAACAAAGGCGCTTGCCGCTTGGCAGACAATTCAAACCGCGGTTACTACAGGACTTACATGGGCGTCTAACGCTCTCAACGTATCTCTTTGGGCAAATCCGATTGCATGGGTTGTCGCAGGAATTCTTCTCGCGGTTGGCGTCGTGGCCGCCGCGGTATATTACTGGGACGAATGGACAACGGCTGTTGCTAAGGCGTGGCAGGAACATAAATTCCTTGTTTCTGCTTTACTACTTCTAAGCGGACCGATTGGAGCCGTCATTGCGTCGTTAGTCGTCATCAAAGAGAACTGGAGTGCGATCGCAGGCTGGATCGACAAAGCCGTAGTTGCGGTAAAAAGTTTTTTCGGTATGGGAGGCGATCAAGTAGCGATCGGAGTAACACAAGATACCCTTAAGCCTGTGAATGTGAAACCGTCAACAACTTCCTCTACAAAATCCGTTTTTGATTCTATGGGTATGGGGAGTGTGGACAAAATGCTTTCTCAAACTGGTGGCTCTAAACTCGATTTAAGCAGCAACCAGGCTCAGTATTCTAAAGCATTAGAAATACCTAAATTAGATCCTTCTTTACTAAAGAGTCCACTGCAAGGTTATCCAGGAGCAACATCCAAAACTCCGGCAATTCAAATCACAATCAATCGACTCGTAGACAAAATCACCTTTCAAAACAATTCTTCCGGTTACAAAGAGGCCGGAGATTGGATCGGGAATGTGTTTACAACTGAAATGAAGAAAACCGCTGAACGTGGAAACCCAGCGGTTCCTTTCAGTTTTGGATCAGGAGGTCTATAATGTTTTTAGATCCAATGCCAGGTGGAACATTTTTAGCGGTTACTGGATCCGACTTAGATCCTGTAAAAATAGGAGATTATAGTTGTCCGAGAGGGACTAAAGTTACGATTTCACAAGAAAAGAATTATTCAAAGTCAGTTGTTCCAGGCAGAGAAGGAACAATCAAAGAAATCGTAGGTTTTCATGACTGGCAACTTACGATTGAGTTTGAATTTGTAAGCAATACAGGGATGCAGTTGGGTGCAATTTCGGAATTGAGTGATATTAAATCGAAATGGAAGGAAATGGATTCCTTGAAAATCATTCATCCTAAAATCAATGCTCTCGGAATTATGAAAGTTTTTTTAACTCGGGTCGAATTCCCCGACGAAGATAGAAGTTTTGAGCTTCCGGTTCGCATAGAAGCAATCAGCGATGACCCCGCATTTAATTTGGAGACTCCGCCGAAATGAACGAACATGTCCATTTCGTTCGTGAAGGTGAAACCTTACAAAGAATTGCCGCGCTCTACTGGGGAGATTGGACTCTTTGGCCTTTGATAAGAGATACAAATTCGCATCTAAACCAAAGAATCGGTTATGACTGGTCTGAAAAACTAACGGAGGGGATCGCCTTAAAAATTCCCTTAGACCTCTCCATTTCGGACTTAGATCATACAGTAGCAGAAGGTGACACCTATGAGTCTTTAAGTTTATTCTACTATTCTACAGAACATTTCAGTGAGCGGATCCGAAACGACAATGAACGAAAAATCCTGCGTTATTCAATCGGTAATAGAATTACAATTCCTGCGCTGGTGGATCGAAGATCATTCGAAAATGCTAAGGAGAGAATTGCAATATGGCACTAATCATGAGACAACGCCTTCTCATCGGAGGTAAAATCCTACACAAAATCTCGGAAGCCGAACTCATCTCCGGAAGAAAAGAACCACACTCTCAACTGACAATCAAGCTTCCTAAGATGAAAGGATACGACAACAAAGCATTCAAAAAAGGTGATTTAGTACGTTGGTGGGCCTGGTATGAAGGATACAAAGAATCTCTCGAATTCGAAGGTAAGATAGTCAGCATCTCTCCAAAGATGCCTCTTGAAATTGTTTGTAGAGATGGAATGTATGACCTTCAACTCAAAACTGTAAATTTCAATATTGACAAGATGACAATACCTTCAATCGTAAATCGTTGTATCTCCGCCGAGAATGTAATCCCTAAAATCGATCTCGCCATTGCATCAATACGATTAAGTTATGATATTTTGACTGCGGGAAGGCGCTCCGCTTTCGTACTTCATCGACTAAAAAAATACGGAATCGATGCATTTTTTCGGAATAGCTTTTTGGTAGTCCAAAACCCAACGAAAATTTCAGCTCCCAAGGAAAAGAAAATCTTTCAATTAGGTCACAACGTAATCAAAGACAATCTATCCACACGAGAAAACAGACCGGTCAAAGTAAAATTAAGAAGTTATAATATAGACACCGGAAGAATGCAGGAAGCAACCTATACAGAAACCGGCGGTGAAGAACTTATTTTCGACCTGGACGGAATCTCCTATTCAGAACTTAAAAAAAGAGCCGAGGAAATCTATCACGAGATCGCGGGAACCGGTCTTGTCGGAGAATTTGAGACCTTCGGAGCTCCTTCGGTACAACATTCAGAAATCATAACATTCGTTGATCCGGACGACAAAGCGAGATCGAAGGACATTTTCGTGGATAAGGTGGTAAAAACCTGGTCGGCGAAAAATGCGACTTTCCGACAAGTAATCCACCCGGCCGTGGTCAAATTCAAGGATGCCGTATGAGTGTTGCCCAAGATATAGTTACTCTATTTTTTAGCGAGTTTACGATCAACTGGGCAACGATGGCCACAGTCGTTCGTATTCAGGAAGAACCTGACGATTCCGGTAAACCGGGCCTCTTGACTGCGACAGTCAACGGTGCGAACAAAGATAATATACGTTGGTTCTGGCCGATCAAACCAGCTCCAGGAAGCCGTTGTATCATACTCTTTGGAGACAACAACGCAAGTAGAGCGGTAGCAATCGGTTTCAATAAGGTTGCAAAAGTCAAAACAAAAGTCGCGGAACTTTGTGAAATCGAAGTCGACGAACAAGGATTTAAGATCGATCATTCCGAGTTACTTTCTGTGATTGCAAAACTTGCCGAAGGAAAGCTGACTTTAAAAAACGGGCCAACTTTAGAAGTTACATTAGACTCCATTCAAAACAAAATTAACCTCAAAGGAAAGGTGGATATAGGAGACGCAACCATTTCGGGAGTCGATACAAACGCTTTAGAAACTTGGATGGACGAAATCGTTTCTTCCTTGCAAGCCCTCTACGCTGCGATTCAAAACTCACCCACGGTTCCTATGGACGGTGGAGCATCTTACAAGACAGGTCTTGCAGGAGCTATTTCCGCGAAACCAATTCCGGTGATTCCTACTGATCTAAAGGTTTCGAATCTAAAATACGGAAAGTCTTAAACTTTGTCGGCTATCTCACACAAAAAACAACAGACATAGCGGACATTCATCCCAATCAATTACTCGAATCACTTGCTATAATCTTTCCCATAGATAACCTCTATCTGTGGATTTTTTAACCGACGCACTTACATCCGATCTACTACTCGATTCTAAAAACTTTGATTTTGCGGATAGCGAATCTGAAATCGAAGTTGTGCGCTCGATGGTGATTGAAGCATTCGACATGACTCCGGCGGATGACATTGACTTTCCAGAAATGTATAGCAATCAACGAAAGCACCTCTACGAAGACGACGACAGTGGTCCCCAGGAACGTATGAATGATGCGTTTAGAATCTTATCTCAATTTCCTCAAATCGATTCCGACACAATTCAGATCTCCGTACTTAAGGAAGGGCTTTCCATTTACTTCCGATTAAAAACCGGTGAAGAACTTTCCTTAAATCTGGGAGGTAATTCTTGATTTTATTCACTACAAAATCAAACGTTCAAAGAGAGATTGAGCGGTACGTTTCTAACTCTAAGGTTTTTGAAAGTCATGATTTTACTCGGGACTCCAAAGCAAGCACGATTCTAAGATCCCTCGCAAACGCAATTTATCTTTTCATCGATCAAAATCTTGTAGGACTCCAAAAGGCGATTCACTATCATACAGCCGAAGAAGAGGATCTACACGAGTGGTTGAAACGTTACGGCTTGGAATGGAAAGAATCGACTAACGCAAAACACAGGATCCGAATCGGTTCTAAAACACCTATTCCTTACGAAGTTTTGGTCCCTGTCGGAAAAATTATAGGAACTGGAGATCACAAGATTCAGTTCCAAATTACACAAGAATCAAAAATTCTTCCCACAACACCGGCGGATTCAAGAGGGTTTCATACGGTGGAAGTCATCTGCGAAGCTCTTCTTCCAGGCACGAAAGGCAACGTTGCCCAAAACGCAATCTCCGAAATCATAGATTACATCGAAGACTGCGACGTTGTGTATAACCCGAATACGATTCCTGAGTTTGTGGCCCGTGACAGAGAAACGATTGCAAGTGTAAGGTCTCGTTTGCAAGAAGCAGAAATCAAATCTTCATCTTTGTGGACTCCGGAATGGTATGTCAGTGAAGCATTGGGATTTTCTTTTGTAGAAAGGGCTATCTTTAAAAGCAGTAAGGCGATTGGAATTCCGGGAGTTGTAAAACTTCTACTGAAAGGTGCCAGTGGAGCAATTTCATCCGCACAGTTGCAAACTGTAGAAACACATTTTGACGCGGAAGACAAAAATCCGGGCGGAGTTGCAAAAGTTGTCTGCGAAAATATCAACGCAATTGAAATTAATAAGGTTTTTATTATATACTTCGCTTCTGCTGAATCGATCCCGGATTCGATTACGTTAGAAAATATCGTGGATACATTTTTCTTCTCTCTGCGAGATGGTGACGATTTTATTACCAACTCACTTCGCTCCAACCTTTTAAATCTTCCGGATGCGGTTCAGTGTGACGTAGACAACTCGGATAACATTTCCGTTCCCGCCGGCAGTCTTGCAGTCAAAGGTTCCGGGTTTGATATAACTGCAACGGTGTATTCATGAGTCGTTTCCGTTTTTCATTCGACGCTTTGGTTTGGAAGAATTTAAGAAGGTCCATTCGTGAAACTTCGCCCTTACCAATTCCAATGAACGAAAACGGAACCGGTGGTCTTTCCAATAGCCTTTGGTATCGAGTTCTATTTGCATTTTTAATTGTAATTCAGGAACGACTCAAACGATCCAACTGGTTGTACAAACAGATTTGGGTAAATTCAGCAGATGGTAAGGGTCTTGATTGGTGGGGCGCTCGTTATGATGTATCTCGTGAACCGGGTGAAAGTGACAGTTCGTATTATCTCAGAATTTTATTCTTAGCGGAGTATCGTCGTCTTCCACCAACTCTTCTTACTAAAAAGAATCTAATTGCAAGAATCACCGGGCTTTCTACGGATCAAATTGGAGTCGAACAGGTTTTCGATTGCAAATACAGAATGGGAGATCCAATCGGTACGATCCTCAGTTCTCGTAATTATTGTTTTTATGCCTTCCGAATCTATATCCCTTCGATCGGTAAAAAATCCCGTCAAAATTTAATCCGTATTTTGGACGCAATCAACATAGGCGGTAACGTTTGGGAAATCTGGGAGAGTTTAAACCCTTCCGATCCATCCCCAACTCCGGAAGACGGACAAGTTTGGAAAGGAGCCCGTTTGTCCGAAACGTTGTTAGGCTCTGAATCCTATTGGTTAGTATATTAGGAGTTTATTATGAGTAATTTAAGAGGTTTGAATTTTCCAACAAACGGAAAGCCGGTTTTTCAGGGCGACTTTGAAATGGAACACAACCGTATGGAAGACGAAATCATGGAACGTTTTTCCGATCTTGTTACGGGTGAAGTTTTATCCGGTGGTGATCTTACACCTGGATCTTCTCCAAATACAATCAACATCACGGATATTGTTGCGTATGATTCCAAAGGTAGGCGGATTCATGTAGCCGCTCAAAATAACCTTCTTGTAACCAGGCAAAACTTAGACTCGTTTGTTGTTCTACGTCACAAGTTTCAAACAGAAGTTTCTCCTTATCTCGATTCTACTGGATATGCAAATACGTACCGTCAAAACTCGTTCGAGATTTTGTTTAAGGAAACTACGGATTCCGAAGACGTAATTCTCTATAAAATTCGAAGTTCAAACGGTGCGATTTCCATCTTATCCGATCTTAGATCTTTGTGTCGAGTGAAGTCTGGTAATATTCGTGATACTTCGATTACAAATTCGAAATTGGATACGGATATTAAAACCGGTTCTTTGAGTACGTTAGTCGGTCGTTTCAATAGCTCAATGCGTTCGAGTATAACAAGCGCGCTTAACGCGATTGAGAGTTGGATCAGTGCGGAAGAAGCAACAAGGCAGAATGACATAACACGGCTAAACTCGCTCATAATCCCTCTCGGTGGAGTCAGAGAGGATAATCTCGATCAGCTCGATCCCAATTATTTCAAAGACGCAAACGGCCAGGCAATATCTCGGTCGACATTCGCAGCTCTGTGGAATCTGGTCCACAAAACTGTTTCAGGAATCAATCCGTCTACTGATCGAATCACTATCTCTGCACACGGTCGCACAGAAGGGAGCCTGGTCAAATTTTCATTTTCAGGCGGAGGAATTACTGCATTAGTAAAATATTATGTTCGCAACCCGACTGCGAGTGACTTTCAGATCTCTGCAACGGCGACAGGGGCGATTCTCGACCTGACTTCGAATCAAACAGGAGATTGTATCGTTGATACTGAGTTCGGTTTCGGAGACGGCTCGACCACGTTTAACATACGAGATAGAAAAGGGCTCTTTCTTCGGGGTGCCGGAGTTCACGGAACAAGAGCAAAGGCGGCCGGCGGAAACTATGACGGCGGGGCGGTTGGATACGAGGGCCAGGATCAGGCGCAAGGGAAAGCGCTCTCAGTGCCACCCGGCAACGGAGCCGGAGGCGCGTATGGACTCAATGTGGGTTTCGGAGGACAATGGATTTTCTCAGGCGGCGGCACGTGGGGTGGAGCTCCAATAAGCGCAACGTTACCAATCAGCGACGGAACAAACGGAACACCAAGGATTGGCAATGAAACAACATCTGCGAACGTAGCAGTGAGAATGAAGGTGAGAGTCGCATGAGTAATTATATTATTGAAAAACATTCAAATATTGTAATTTGGATCAATGTCGATCCAAGCCAACTGACTGGGAGATTGGCGTGGGGAGAATTTGATTTAGATAAACATGATATAGTTTATTCCCTCCATTATAATCCGCAGATCGGAGAAAAATTTCGCGCGAAAATTGTGGACGGAATCGCACAAAATTTTGAGCCACGAAAGGTTTATAACAAAATCACCGGGGTTGAACGAGTTCTTTTTAACTGGGATGAGGTCCTTGATCCGGAAACAGAAACGGATATAGAACCTCTAAAAGACGAAAAAAGCTCTTTGTTGCCATATCAAATTTTCACAGAGACGGATGGCTGGATTGTCGATGTTGTTCAAAAACGAGACTCTTTGATTAAACTCGTGGGCTCTATTTGCGGGTCAAAAATCACAGCTGGTTTTGCGTCTACTGCATTAGGCGAAACGCACTTTTATAGCAGCGATCGAGACGATCAATTGAACCTCAGAGATTTAGTTTTACTCGGTGCTCCTGTTTTATACAAATGCGCGGATAGGAAGGACGGAGTCAGGAAATACAGAAATCACACCGCTGAACAAATCAAACGGGTATTCGTCGACGGAGTGGCGCGTAGAACGTTTCTATTGCAGAATTGCGCAAGTCTAAAGGCGGCGATCAAAGCCGTAGATACAGATAGTAAACTCGATGCGATCAAAGCCGTGA